GAACGGCTTTGTCGAATTTAAAGTCGAAGTCGTCCCCCGAAATGTAGCCCTGGAAAACGAACGTGGTCCCGTCCTGGCTAGTCAGGCGCCAGTACTCGAGCGAAGTGGTAGGGCTGTTCTGCAGCGTGGCCGCGACGTGCTGCTGCGTCGGATCGGTGGGGCTGAAGACCATCCCAAAGCTCACATCGCCGGCGTCGACCATGGTTTTGATGTATTCCTGGTAGACCGCGCCCCCGCCAATGGTGGGGCTGTCGAAGTTAGTGATGTCATCGGTTTTGATCTTTCCGATGGGAAGTTTCACGTCGGTGACTTGCGCGACGTTGGTATAGCTCGATCCGGACGTGCCTCCGTTCGCGAGCTTGCTGCCGAATCCGGGTACGGCGATGGATGACATGACGTTTTCTCCTTGAGGTGGCTGGGAACTTTGTGAGAATCAGAATTGTTTAGGCGCTGCCGAGCGGGCCGGTGAGCGCGCCGCCGATGCGGATCTTGGCCGTGAACACCACGGCCTTCATCACGTTGAGATCGAAAGGCTGATATTCGCTGACCGTGCCGGTCCAGCTCCACACGGTGACACCATCGGCGAGCAGCAGTTGCCAGTTGGCGACGGTGAGGCTCGCGTGCATCTGGCCGAGCGTGAGTTGCGAACTATCCTGCGGGCTCAACACGCCATCCATTTCAGCCTCACCGGAGCTGAAGCGCACCGCTAGCGGCGCGTCGCCGTTGCCGGCGGTGAGAATATTCGTCTGATCGACGATGGTTTGCTTTGATGTCGGCCCTTTGAAAATGCGCAGCTGCGCGACTTGCGTGTAATGCACTCCGTCGAGCGAGTAGCGGAGCTTCGATCCGATTGTGGGAACGGCGGTGGTCACGAACCTGGCTCCGTGTAGAAAGCGCTCAAGCGCAGGGCGCGGCGGAAGACGTAGCCCTCGCCGCCCTGCTCATAGCCTTCGTCGGCGTCCCATGTGACTTTGTAAAACCCGATCGTCGAGCCATCGCTGAGCGCTCCCGAATAATCCTGCAGCGCGCGCTTCACCGCGAGCGAGAGCGCCTGCGCCGTGGGCTCGTCTGGCCCAAAGCTATCGAACTGGAATTCTCCATCGCTGAGGCCGCTGGGGCCATCCTGCGAGTGCGCGGCCGGCGGCGCGTCGATGGTGTGGATCACGATATAGTTCGCCGGCGGCTGCTTGTCAGCACGCGAAAGATAAACCGGAAACTGCGGAACGCTATTGATCGGAGCAAGCTTCGAGAGCAATTGCTGCACCGCGGCCGCGGCCGCGTTTTGCGTAAGAAAGTTGTAGAGACCATTGGCGACCGGCATGACTTATTTCTGCGAGACCGAGAGCATCAACTCGTACTGCATCACAGTGCCGCCGCTCGACGCATAAGAGGCGGAAGTGAAAGTGACCGCAGTGCTGGTGTTGGTGTAGATCGGCGTACAGCCTTGGCCCACGATGGTGCCGGTGGCGTTGGCTGCACTCGACGCGAACAGCGTGAGTGTGCGCGCGATGCCGCCAGCATCGGTATAGCCAAGCGTTCCCGAGGGCGCGGTGCTGCTCGACGTGGCTGCTTGCGTGATGGCTTCGTAGTAGCAGACAACATATTCAGAAGCTGCGCTCGGCGTGATCATGGTTTGCGCGGAGCCGGAGTTGTAGTTGGCTTGGAGCGCGGTATTTTTACTCTGGAAGTAAGTGGCCTCGAGTCCGATGCCAGCGGTCGCCACGTTGTTATAGGTGGCGACGAGGCCGCCCGCGCTCACTGTGAATTGAATGAGACAGTTAAATGCGCCGGTGCCAGCGCCGGTCAAGAGGCGCGTAGAGGCGCAAGTGGTGAGGCCCGTTCCGCCATTCGGAACAGTGAGCGGGACTGCCGCCGTCGCAAGGCCGGAGAAGGCCACATTATTCGTCTTGGTGCAGGTGATCACGCCCGCATTCGAGATGGTGCAGTCCTGCGTCATCGTCTGCGGGGCATAGGCGGTGCCTCCGACGTTGCCGAGAGGGAGTTGCGCCGATGACGGAGCGGTAGAGGTGCCTAGCCCACCATTCGCTGCCGCATCCACAAAGGTGTTGCAGCCGGGTTGTGACGAGGACGAGTGCGCTTTTCCGCTGGCGTCGATCCAGAAGATGCCGAGCGTGCTGTTTGCGTTGGCAGTGTCGTTATAAGGGACGACGCAACCTGTATTCCCAGGGTCGCTAAGAAGGTCAGGGAGACCGCTCGCCGGCGTATTGATATCTTTGATGCTCATCACCACGATGTTGGTATTGGTAGTGCCGCCGATTTTCACCGCCGTCGAGCCATAGCTGCCGTCGTTCAGATCGATAACCACCGACCCGCTGATGTTGCCGGGCGCATCGGGGCAGTAGATGGGGCAGCCTGCAGCATCTCCTAGATCGATGCCCACGCTCGTGGTGTTACTTGAATAATTGCTGAGAACTTCATGCTCGCCGCCGAGCCATGCTACTGGCGAATCCGCGCAAAGGCCGCAGCTCAGAATTCCCGTGGTGAGGCTGACTCCATCCCACGCACCGGCCAGGGCTATCGAAGCGTCCCGGTAGGGTACAGGATAGGAGCCGGTGTGACGATCTACGATGCCGACGGCCGTGTTCAGCGTGACATTATTCATCGCCTCGACCCACAGCGGCTTTTCGCTGCCGCAAGGCACGCTGTTTTGCGAGGATGGGCCGCCGTTGTAGTAGGAGAAACTGTTGTACGGGATCAGCGTCATCTCGCCATCGCATCCCGAGAGATTGCTGGCCGAGAAGTTGCCGAGCACGCCCGCGCCATTTACCGTGTTTGTGGCTGCGTCGACGGTGAAGCCGCCGATCCACGTGCCGAAGTTCGAGCCAGCGCTGGTGCTGTTGGAGCTGTTGCCGCCGAGTTGCACGCCCACCGGGTAAATCACATAGTTCACCGCAGTGGCGTTGCCATTGCCCTTGGCTCCAGAGGTGACGAGCACCTGCATCGTCTGCCCTGGCACATTGACGCTGAGGATGAGACCTTCGAACGCTGCTGCGCCAGCGGTCGCGCCATTGTTGCAGCCGGCCACGCCTGTGAGCAGAGAAGTGCAACTGCCAATGCGCATCAGCCGCATGCCGCTGGTGAAGGCGGCGGCGCCCGAAGCAGTCACGGTGGAGATGAGCGGGTTGGTGGTGCCGCAGCCTCCGGAGCAAGCCGCAGTGGTGTTGGTGATCTGACCGGTGTTGTACATGCCTGCGGTGTTGAGCAGCAGATTGCATCCCATCTCTGCTGAGGACCCACCGAAGTGCGGCTGCAGGCAGTGGAACTTCCAGCCGGTAGGAATTACCAGATCTTCGTTAACTGTGTAGTTGCCGGCGCAGACGACGACTTCTCCGGTTTGCGTGGGAGCGAAGCCTGAAACGCTGACCAATGAATAGAAAGGATCAGCCGCGATGGTTTGGCTTACGCTGGGGCCGCTGTTGGCTCGGCACATATTCAGAATCGCAGAGGTCTTGTTGCCCATGCTGCTGATGCAATTCGCGAGTGTGACGTCCCAGGTGACGCCGGCATATTGCGGCTTTGAGCAATCAGTGAAGGGCTGCACGATTTGCCCAACGCCAGCGCTCACGCCTTGCTGCTGCGCGGCCGCGGGCATGACCGGCGCAAAGATGGAGAGTGCGACCAGGCAGACGGTGAGGACCTCGCGCGGGCGCGGAAGCGCGATGCGGAAGGCAGCGCCGAGTAAATGCTCAACGCCGGCGGCGATGGCGAGTTCTAGAAAATAAAATCGCAAAAGAAGTGCGCGCATGAAAATCGGCTCCTAATTTCCCGTGACGGCGACGGAGGACCCTGTACTCGAGGCGATCACATACACCAGGTTGGTATTTGAGAGCTGGTAACAGAACCAGTCGCCGGGCTGCAGCGGGTAGCCGGTGGAGGTGGTCACGCCGCTCAGGCCGATATAAACGGTGAGTGAGTTGGTGGGCAGCGCCTTTACGCAGAAGCTGTGTGTTGCGTTAGACGCGAGCGCCGCGGCCGTCGCAGTGACCGAGGCCTGGAATGCGACCAGCGAACCGAAGCCCGCGGGCTGCGTCGATTGCGTCGGAGGAAAGTTTTGCACGCTTACGTTAGTCGAGGGACCGCCGCCTCCGGAGCTCGAAGGTGCATTCACGTAGCCGAAGATGGTGACCGTCACGCTGCCGGATCCGGTAATGGATGGAGTGAGCTGGCCGAACGCAGTGGGCGTTACGCCGCTGCTGTTGGAATAGGATCCTGCAGATGTCATCGAGCCGATGCTGGCCGATGCGATGATGCCGCCGATGCTGTACGAGGCGCCGGTGGGCGAGGAATCGAGCGATAGGCTTGCGGCCGAGACCGTGCCGGTAGGAACGAAGAAAATTTGGAAGTAGTTGAGGCCTGCGACGTTGCCCATCGCGATGGGACCGGATGCGGAGGTGAAGACGCACTTCACGCCGCTCTGCCATGGCGGTGTCGCGCCCTGGGAAACTGGCACGCAGGTTTGCGCGTTGCCGCCGGGCACCAGGCACAACAGGAAAAACATCAGCAGGCCAGCGATGGTGTAAGTGGAATTGCGTTTTGGGTTCATCGGAAAATTCCTTTCAGTTCGCGCTGCCGGCGTTCTGGTTAATTTCGAAGCAGTAAATCTTCAGCTGCCACTTCTGGCCGTCCGGATCTTCGATCGCTGCGATCTGCAGAGTGCGGGTGATGCCGCCCTCGGGCACCTGCACCGTCATGTTTTCCTGCACGCCCAACTGATAGTTGATGACTAGCAGAGTCGTCACTTTCTGCGCGATCTGCTGCGCCTTATCTGTCTCATCGCCCGAGAGCGCGTAGAGCGCAGCCCAGACCGCGGGGAACGCCGGAGAGGGTAAACCGGCGTTTCCCTGCGCGTCTTTGGCGCCCGGCGAATAGAACGTGACCAGGCGATTCATCGCGCCGAGGGGCGCGTAAACGCCGGGGCGCGGCGGCCGGTTGCTGAGACGAGGTAAAGGCATCAATTCGTCTGAATCACGGCGATCTTTACCGACGCGTTGCTGCACGTCATCGAGATCGATCCGCTCGATTGCCAGCCTGTGAGATTTTTCATCTCCACCGCGGCATAAGCGCCCGCGGCTACGGAGTAAGTGGTAAGCGAGGTGTCGAGGCGATTTAGGTTGTCGGCAATGCTGGTAACAGTGAAGGTGTACGCGCTGCCGCCGCTGTTCTGCACCAGCAGCACTTCGCGGCCGGTGGCGTTGAAGCTGTTGCCGTTGGTGGCGTCACAAGCCGCGAAGGTGATGGCCAGCGAGCCGGCGGTGATGGGCGCATTCACCGAACCGTTGATGAGCAGCACTTGGGTGCTCAGTACCGTGGGCGTGGCGAAAGCCGTCGACGCGAACAGCATAACCGCGGCGAGAAGGCAAATGGTTTTCTTGAGGAACGAGGGTTGCTGATTCTTTCTCATGGGATAGTTCTCCTGGTGAAAAGTTCGGAAGTTACAAATTCCCGCGCGTGAGCTGCTCAAACTGGCGCTTCTGATGAATCGCGAGCAGTTGCTCGTGCTGCGACTGGCAGAGCACGCGGTGCGCGGCTTCAGCCGCGGTGCGCTCTTCTACGGTGCTTGCTGCTCGTAATGCCTTTTCGCTTTCGGCAATCTGCTGTGGCGTGACAGCCGTCGCCGGCGGATGTATTTGCGGATCCGGCGCCGAATTGAAATTTGTTCTCACGTTTTACTTAGGACGGGATCGGACCAAAGTCGTATACGCGATTGGTTTGCACGATCGCCTCAACGCTGAAGGGCACCGTACCCGCCTGCCCAGGCGTGACCGGCTCGCGGTTGTAGTACCAGTGCGAAGCGAGAATCATGATGGCGATCTTGAATTGCTCAGGAATGCCGATGTCGCCGGTGTAGCTGGTGATCTCATCCGAGGGATTCTGTGCGCCTGGCTGATTCGGGCCAAGACAAAGCCACGCGCCGGCGAAAGAGTTGTCGCTAGTAGTGACGCCGCGCGCCGTTGCCCATGCCGGCGCCGTTGCGCCCGTGGTGATGTCGGCGACGTTCAGCAGTTGCAGATTATTATTGCCGTCGAAAATGATCATCGGCTGCTGCAGCGCCTGGCCCGCGACCCAAGGGCCGACAACAGGGCCGTAATTGGTCCAGGAGCAGCCGCCGTCTCCTGCGATCACTGCGCCCACGGCACCGGCTTCAAAATCGGGCCGCGCCGTTCCCGTGGTCTGCGTGCCGGCGGTGGTTTGCACCCACACATTGTCATTGGCATCGATGATGTAGCCGTATTGCGGAACCTGCAGCTCTTCTTCCCAGATGGCGGGCTCGATGACGAATTGCTGCGAGGTTGCCTGATAGCCGGCAGAAAAGAAAATCTGCACTGTGTTGATGCCGAGAATTCCCACTGGCCAGCGCTGCCCAGGAAGTGGAGTGAGGCGCCCTGGCTGCGAGGCGTAGTCGGCGACGAAGTCGACACCAGCGGTGAGTTGATGCGTGCCGCCGTCGGTGCCCACATACAGAATCTTTTGCACGGCCGTGACCGGGCTGCGCATGAGGCGCTTCTCGAACGGCGAGATCATTTGATTCTGCAGGCCGCCGATCGCAGGGTACGGATAGCTGGCAATGGGACCGTAGCCGAAGTAGAAAGGAAACGCGGCGCCGAACAGCGGCGCATAGGGCGATTGGAAGTAAGGGAAAAAAGGGAAGCCGTCTTCGTATTGCACGAAGTTGCGGTTCGCCAGCGTGAGGCCGAGCATGTCTTCGAGTTGGCGGCGCGCGGCAATGCCCAGCGTCTTAATGAGCGCGGCATCGGGCGAGCCGGCCGGCTGCTTTAGGAACTGGGTCAGCTCCGCGACCGGGTCGACGGGCTCGACGGTTGGAAGCGAGATTTCGAGAATGGAAGACATTGCGTTAGAACGAAGGGAGTCCGAAGGGCCCGAGAAGTTGTCTCCGGCCCCTCGGAGCGGGCGTCGTTAGTTTTGCGACACCCGCAATTTGGTTGTTGTTCTTAGCTGTGCTGCTGAAGCAGGCTGAACGCCTTGGGCTGCAGGCGCTGGCCGTCAGTTCGCAGATAGGCCTGGAATCCCACCTGGTGATTCGGCATGTATAACTCGTTGTAACGGACCATAGTCATGCCGAGCACGTCGCGGATGATGTATTTGTCGAACTTGCCGAACAGCACGGAGTAGGTGCTGGCGGTGGGCAACCCCGAGACGGTGGGAGCCATGGCGGCGTTCCAGTCGATCTCATAGCCCATGATGCGCTTGAGTTCGCCGGTGGTGGGGTCGGTGAAGAGCGGACGGCCGTACTTATCCTTCACCTTGCGCAAGTAGTCGACATACGACCAGTGCGCCATGAACTTCGCCCCAACGCGATACGACGGGTCGACGGCCGAGATGAGGCTCTCGAAATCGTCGGATCCGATGGAGTTCGTTCCGGTGTTTCCACCGACGCCATCGTTGGCCGAGGAACCGGCCGCAGTGACGACGTTGGGTGAAGCATCGTTCTCGATCGACGTCAGGATGCCGGTGGGCTGGTTCGCCGTGGATCCTGTGCCAGTGGTGTAGGCGGCTTCGGTGAGACGGCCCAAGCGGATGCCGAGCAACTGCCCGAGCAGGGCTTCGAGGTCAAAGGCCGAATCCTGTAGCAGCTGCACTTCCACGAGGACCTGATCGCTCGACGCTAGGTAGGCGTTGTACACGACTTCGGAGGACGTGGGATTGGTCTGTTGCACGGGCGCGTTAGGCGCCTGCGCCAGCCAGCGGCCTTGATTTGCAGTGTCATCGATTGCCGGCCAGTGCAAAGCGTTGCCGGTGTTGGTGGGCACAACGCGAGCGTTGCGCCGCATGCCACCGTAGGCCTTCATCACGATTTCAAGTTCGCGCTGGAAGCCAACGGGGATGGTGTACTCGCCCTGAGAGCCGGTGCCGGCGTTCATCGCGGTGTAGCGCAACTCTTTGGCGAAGCCCGCGAGTTTGCTAGAGACATCGCCGGTGCGGACCCAGCGCACGAACTCGCTGCGATACTCGCGGCTGTTGGCGATTTGGAAGGCGCGGCGCTCGGCTTCGGGCAGTTCGGCCAGGCGAGCTTCTTCGTCGGTCGCATTTTCACGCGTGGCTGTGGGATCTCCGGCGCCAGGCTGGGGTTGCGGAGGCGGCGTGACCCTGCGCATTTCTTCGTCGAGATTGCCCTGTGCGGAGCAGGCCTCGATTTGCGCCTTCAGATCTTTTTGTTCGGTGTTGAGTTTACCCCAACGCGTCTGGGCTTCGAGGTTGAAGTTATCGCCCTCGGTGATCTGGCCCATTTCCTTGATAAGTGATGCGCGCTTCTCACGCAGTTTTAGCTCTTTGTCGGTCATGATGAAGTTTCCTCAGAATTGGATTTGTGCAACACGCATCCGAGGCCCGCGGCTTGCGGGTTGTGTGCGCATCGCCACAGCAGCGCTCGGAGCTCCTGGCTCCTGGCCCCATTGGGCCGCGCCGCGCGGCGGCAGAGCATTTCCCCTGAAACTCGAAAACCTAAAAACGCAAACCTTTGTCTAGCTGATTGTCCAGTTGGTACCGGCCGGGTTGCAGTACCACGCGCCGTTGTAGGCAGTGAGGGTGATGGAATCACCCGCCGTGGCTCCGCTCGTCGCGATGTGATGGACGGCGTTGATGCCGCTCGCCGGCGTGGTGATGGTATGCGCGTGGCCGCTTTGATCGAGTATCTTCAGTTCCTGCCCATCGTTGCCGCCGTTGGCCGGTGAGCCGGCAACCGGAGCCGCAAGTGTGAGCGCAGCGACCCCAGCTGCGTTGATCACAACTTTTCCATGCGTGAAGCTGATGACGCCGGCGCCGGTAGCCGCGTGGACTTCGATGCCAGCGAACTCCTGGTCAGCATAAGGCCCAAAGGTTCCGAGGTTCTGGTCCATTGCCCCACCGCCGGTACCGGTATAGGTAAGCACAGAGCCTACGGCCAAAAGGCCCAGCAGGAGCGCAATGACTCCGCCGGAGTGAATTGTGAAAGCTGCGAGTGCGAGATGCATGAGAGTTTCTCCTTGAGAATTTTTCACCACAGAGGCATAGAGGCACAGAGAAGCCCAGGGCAGGAAGAAACGCATTCAGGAATGGGCTTTGTCGTTTTCACTGCTGGAGTGTTCGCTGTGTCTCTGTGTCTCTGCGGTGTTCGAGATTGGGTGCCGTTTACTGCTCAAGATCGAGCTGCGCCGTAACCATGCGGGCGCGGGCCAGGTCGATGGGGATTGGCTTTGAGCGTTTATTCACGCAGTCAGCGCAGCGCTCGCAACGACAGTTGCATTCGCCGTCTTCGCCTGCCTGGTGATCGTCTTCATCGCTGCCATTGGGAATGTCGCCACCGGTGACGACGTCTTCTCGGGCGAGGATCTTCGTGCGAATCTCTGCCGGCATGCCCTCAGCCCAGGAAGCTGATCGCAGCTCCCTGGCAAATGCGGCGGCGCCGCGCGCGCTCACGCTGGTTGCGTCATAGGCCGGATAAGTGACCGGGCCGACGTCGAAAAGGTCCACGTCTTCAATTTCGCGTTGGTAAGTAGTAAAGCCGTCGTCTTCGGTTTCGGTCCATGTCTGCTTGCGCACGGAAAAAGCGAAGCTGCAGCCTGTGACGTCACCACGATCGACGAAGCAGCGCACGTCCTGCGCAATGTGGGTGCGCGAGTCGAGGTCGACGTCGAAACTCAGTCCCTTGTTATCCTGCACGAGTTGCAGCGTTCCATTTGTGGTGCGCCCTAGAACGTTATCGGCGCTGTGATTGAAGAGGCCGCGGACGTCCTGCTCTTCATCGATCGCACGCGAGAATGTTCCTGGCTTGATGCGCTCGACCATGCGGAAAGATTTCGATTCGTAGATTACATAGTCCTGGCCAAAGACGGCGGCGTAGCCGGTGAGGCCGGGCTTGGCGTCATCGCCTTTGGCGCGAACCTTAGCGCCTTTGGTGAAGCGGCGTTCAATCATGGCGGTTATCTCCTCTTTCCGCGCTTCTCGCGCGGTGGCGCGGGGCGCGTCTGCGGAACGGGTTTCGTAGTCGTGTTGAGTGAGCGATCGAGCATTGCGGATTCGGGCGGGGTGGTGCTTCGTTGATCGTCAGATCTTGGATCGTTGACCATTAGTGCCTCCACAGCGATGCCGGCGCAAATGCGGCGCACCGCCTCGATCTCGTCGAGCTCCTCTACGCTCTTGGTGTCGAGCATCATCAGAACCTTCATGCGATCGGTAACTCGTCGGTCGCCTCGTCTTCCTCTTCCGGATCCGGCGGATGGCACTTATCGCGGAGGAATTCGATCGCGCGTCGCAGTTCGGCGGCCGCGATCAGGTCCGATCGTGCCGCCGCCCCATCGCGAGGAGAAGATGCAATACGGTGGGCAAGCCCACGGATATAGCTGCGCACCAATCCAGCGCTCTTCTCGCTCAGGGAGAAGTCGCCGGGGTCGCGCTGTGCCGGGTCGCACTCAAAAGCCGCGGCGACTGCCGATAGCAGAGGGCTGAAACAGCGTTGGAAGTCGGCCTCATCGGCCTTGCTGCGCGCTAGCATGCGGCCGAAAGCATCACGGAAGAGCGGAGAAAACAGCCGGAAATAATGCTTTAACTCTGCGTCGACCGAGCGACTCGCACGTTTGCCGCCCTGCGTTGTACCGCTCGCGGGCTTGCTTCCACCGTCGCCACCATCCTGATCGTCGCCGCCCTGCCCCGCGCCGCCTTCACCGGCGCCAGCCGCGCCAGCAAGAGATCCCTTGAGCGTATCTTCAGTGACCACCACCATATTGACCGGCTGCCAGAGCTTGTCGCCAGGGCGCTTGCTCTTAAATTGTTTTTCAGAATAGGGCTGCTCGCCTAGTAGTGCGCGGCCCTCGTCAATGGTGTAGAGGCCTGCATAGCGCCCCATCTGCACGCCCTTCAGCAGATCGGCATAAGTGGCACGTTCGAAATTGGTGGTATTGAAGCGCGCGTAGAAGCGCCCGGCGTTGCGGCCGGTGCGCGGGAACAGTTTGATGTTGAGGGACTGCTCCCACTTATTGAGCCAGGGCTTCAGCACGAAGACGAGGAACTCAAGGGCGCGCTGCTCCATGTTGGCGCGCGACTCTTCCGAGATCCCCAGGAAGTGTGGCGGCACGCCGAAGATCGCGGCGATCTGCTCGCGATTAAACTTTCTGGTTTCGATAAACTGCGCTTCATTGGGAGGCACGCCGACTTTTTCCCAACTCATGCCGCCATCGAGCAGCGTCATCTTGTGCGCCTGGCCGCGTCCGTGGCCGGCCATCCAGGAAGCGATTGCCTGCTTCTTTTTGTCCGGCTGGAGAAACCCGGTGGACTTCAGATAGCCGCCGGGGCGGGCATCGTTGGCGAAGAACTTTGCGGAGAACGATTGCGCTGCGAGATCAGTGCCAATTACTTCGCGGCCATAATATTTGATGGGACTGAGCCCCACGAGAGAATCGAGGCCGAGTCCTTTTACGTGCACCATGTCCTTCCGGCGGATGGCGCGCTCATAGTGGCCGGGCGTGTCGGTAGTTTTGTAAAACAGCTCTCCATTGTCGATCGGACCCGCGGGCCTGCGTCCCTGCTCGCCGGCGATGTTTCGATAGGGGAACGTGGCGAAGGGACTGCGCGGATAGAGCGCCGCGGGCTGCCCGGCGCCGTTGTAACCGATCTCAAGATAGGTGTTTCCGGTTTGCAAAAGATGAACCATTCCCGTCTGCTTTACGTCGGCGGCTGTGGTTTCGGGATTCATCTGCAGGCTGAGCACATCGGCTAGCGGGTGATCGTAAGTGACGGCTTCGCTGCCATCTTTGTTGATCTCGACGACTTCGATCGGCGTCAGCGAAACCGCATCACCCAGCACGCGCACGCAGCCCACATAAGCCGCGATCTGCATGGCCGTGAGCTCGTTGACTTCGACGCCGGATTCGGATGGCGCTACTCCAAACCAGCCAGCAAAATAGTCGGCAGGGAAGGAGATGACAGACGAGAGTGAATCGCGGAACTCGCGGAACTCTCTGACCCAGCCGTTACCCATTGGCCTGCGTTCTCTTGTTGCGAGCGGTGGCGAATGCCAGGCCCAACAGCAGGGCGCCGGCGGCGATGAAGCCCAGCGGACGGTAGACCAGCGCGGCGCCAGCGACCAGCAGCGCGAAGCCTAGAACCGCGGAGAGGATGGTGTAACGATTCATGAAACGCGCGGCCGGCAGCCGCAGTCGAAGATGATGTTGTGATTCACTAATCTGCCTTCACACAGTTCGCCGCAGCTGGTGCAGCTGTCGAAGACGCTCACACCGCCATCATCGGAAAGAGGATTTGATATTGAGCGGCTAATACACATCACCACACACACGATGCCGTCGATCTTCTCGCGGGCTTTCGATTTATCAGGCTTCAGATTGCCGGCGGGATCCTGCGAGACCACCAGGTTGTCAGCCATCCACGTGAGCACCGGATTATTGCCGTGCTCAAACTCAGCCGCGGCGATCATCTTCAGCAACTCTTTCGTCCCATCGGACATGGATCGATAGCCTTGCTGATGTTCGAACATGATCATGCCCTCGCCCTGAAGCTGCGTGACGATCTGCGTGGCATTCCAGGGATCGAAAGCGGTTTCCTGAATAGAGAACTCGCGCGCCAGATTGCAGTGGGTTTCGCGAATAAAATCGTAGTCGACGACGTTGCCAGGAGTGGGAAGGAGAAAACCCTGGCGAGCCCAGAGGTCATAAGGAACGCGGTCCTTCTTCGATCGCTCAACGAGGGTTTGCTCGGGACAGAAGAAAAACGGCAGCACGCGCGGCTTTGCAAGGCCCGGCTGCTTCGGAAAGAGCAATACATCGGACGCGAGATCGAGCTTGCTAGCAAGATCAAGCGCGGCGATTGCTGTTTTTCCCTTCAGTTCCTCCATCCAGCGGCCGCGTGTGGCCATGGGATCCGCCGTCGCGGGTACGCCGGAGCAAGCTGCCCATTTGTGCGGAAGAATTGCGCGTTCGTCCTGCTGTGTCCACACATTAAGATGAAGGCGAAGGAACGCGTTCAGTGCGGTGGGATCATTCTTGGCGCGCTGCGCCTGCTCGCGCAGATACTCGACCTTCACCGACTTACCGAAATTCGGATTGCACTTTTGCCACTCACGCTCATCTTCCCAATCGGCGCCGTCATCGAGCATGGCGACGAAGGCGAAGAAGCGATCGTCCTGCAGAATTCCTTCGAGAACCTTGCGGGAATATTCATACTGCGCGTAGCAAAACGATTGCCGGTCCCAGCCGTGCGTGGTGATGCCCAGCATCAGCGGTTGCCGGCGGGCGGCCTGCGAGGTGGCGATCACGTCCCAGAGATCGCGGGAAGGATGCACGTGGAGCTCGTCGGCGAAACCTCCGGAGGCGTTCAGGCCGTGATGAGTTTCATCGTCGGCCGAGAGCGGCATGAGGCGCGAGTTGGTGGCGAGAATGTGTAGATTGTTTTTGACCAGACCCACGCGTTTAGTGAGCCGCGGCGATGCGTTGCGCATCTGTACGGCTTCGTCGAAGATGAGCTTTGCCTGGTCTTTGGTGCGGGCGATGGTATAGACCTCGGCACCGGCTTCACCGTCGGCCGCGAGCAACTTCAGTGCCTCGCCGGAGAGCAGCGTCGTCTTTCCATTCTTGCGCGGCACTGCGATGTAAGCTTCACGGAATCGGCGCGTGCCGTCCGCGCGCTTCCAGCCGAAGAGCATGGCGTCGACGAACGCCTCCCAAAGTTCGAGATCGAAAGGCTGGCCCGCCCACTCGCCTTTCGAATGCTGCAGAACTTTGAAAAACAGATTGCTGCGCGCGGCCGCTTCGACGTCGAAGTAAATGCCGCGCTGGGCGCCCTGCTCCAGATCGTCGAGATGACGCTGGCACGCGAGCCGGATCAGCATGTTCGCGGGGATATCGCCGGAGAGGACTCCGGAGACGTAGAGATCCCAGGCGCGAGCTTCAGGCGCTGCCGGCGGCCGCTTAGTTCGGCTTGCGGACTGGCTGCGTGGGCGCGTCGAAGAGGGCATCGAGCGCGTCGGGCGTGTCAGGGCTGGCATTTATTTTCAATTTGGAACGCGAGGCCGGTGTTAGGCCGAACTCGATCAGAAACGATTTCATTTGGCGAAGCGCATCGGACTTGATGCGGACCGCAGGATTCGTCTTCAGCTCGACGACTCCTGTATCGGGATCGAGCGCCGTGACGCAGATCAGGCCGTACTTCTCGATCGCGGCCTCGGCCTTCGCGAGCTGGGCATAGGCTGAACAGTATCCGGCGAGCGCTTTGCCGTCAGCGACGGTGAGCACACACATGTCGACGAGGATCGGAATGATGCGGCGCCACTCGGCTCGTGCCTCGGTGGTGAGGAAGCGCGGCATCTCTGGCACTCCCTTCGGCGCCGCCGGCTCTTTTTCGTTCAGCTTGCGCTTGCCAGGATTGCCCAGGAGCTTCTTCAGAGCTGTGGGCTTGCGATTCGATCCACCTGAACCTTTTCCACCCATCGCAATAATTTATGAGAAAAATCTTTTGCTGCGGCGGTGTGCGTGTGGTTGTACATCGGTCGTTGCCACCCATCCCTGGGGAAAGCGACCCCCCCTACCCCTATGCACGGTCGACCTTCCACAATCCACGGCGCTCAAGGCTCGTTTTCCGGGTATGGTCCGCATGGCACGCTCCGCGCAAGTTGTTCTCGTCGAAGAAGTAGCGCTGATCTCCGCTATGCTTCGCGATATAGATCTCTGCCGGCACATCATGGTCGACGTCGGTGCTGGGTGCGTGGCCAGCGCAGAGGATCGCAATCTTACACAGCGGATCTCGCGCCAGGATGTAAGGTCGGGTGAGCTTGCGCCACTGCGCTGAGTCGTACAAACGACGAATACAGCCAGCGCGGCGAGCGCGCTCACGATCACGAGCAGCGTTCTCGGATCCGGGACGTTTGGCGATGGGTGCACGGAAAGGCATGTCATCTATGGAGATACTTCGACACGCCCAGCACCGCCAGCACCGTTCCCAGGAATGCGTTCAGCGTACCCAGCACCAGCTTGGTACGACGTAGCCGGCGATCCGTTTGTTCCCGCAGTTCG